AAAGTATTTCCGCCTGTGCCAACTCCAAAGTTAGTTCCGTCAAACCACAGAGCAGAACCGCTTGTAACGACATTAGATCCGTTTAAATAAGCAACACCATTGGCAGTACCGCCATTAAACGTGACTGTGCTAGAAGTGGTTAAAGTAGTAGCAGAGACAGCCGCAGGGGTAGTAGAACCCAATGCCGCAGGAGATGCCCAATCAGCACCATCTAACGAGTCAACATTAAGGTTAGCAACCTTGGTAGTCGAAGCAATGACCAAAGGAGCAGTTCCTGTCGCCAATGTAGATGTGATAGCACCCGTAGCACTCAAAGTACTAAACGCACCCGTAGATGCTGTTGTAGCACCAATCGTTGTAGCGTTAATAGTTCCACCAGTTATCGCAGCAGAAGCATTGTCTGTCTTCGTAGCAATAGCAGTAGCAATATTGTTGTACTCAGTATCAATCTCAGTACCACGAACAATCTTTAGTGGATCGCCAGGAGTTAGATTGTCTTTAGTAGCGAAATTGGTGCTTTTTGTGTATTGGCTCATATTTAAGATACCTTCCCGTTCTTAGATTGAATTTCAATCTTCTGAATTGATAATTGAACACCATTGATTGTAGTTTCGTAACCAGTTTGAACAATCTTGCCCGCACCAGAAGCATTTACATCCAATGTCTTAATCAAAACACCACCAGAGTATTCTGCTATTCCATATTCAGCAAGACCATACTCATAGTTCTGTTGTTCAGGAATGTAAGCATTGCCCGACAAATAGTTGGCGGCAAAGTCAAATCCCCACTTAATCGTCACAAACTGGTTTGAACCACCAATGATGATTGTCTTAATCCTCTTTAGAACAGAGATCTGATTCTCATTGCCTAAATCTGCATGGTTTGTGTAGTAAGACATCCTGTAAGTAGAAGTGTGATCTAAGTAACTCTCATACTCACCGATATAACCATTCTTACCAATATACAAGTCACCATTACGCAAAGAATACAATGATGTAGGATTGATTGAATCCCACTTTGTAATTCGAGATGAACCATCTTGTAGTTGCATCTTTGTATCAAAACAATACACTTGTTGAGATACTGGCATTGTCAACAAATAAAAGCCATTCTTTTCTGAGTAAACAGATTTAAGATTGCCCAAGGTTTCAATAGCCAAAGAAGATATTAAATCAGACCTAACATTCTTAGATAAGTCTCGCAAAGGAGCAGACTTCTCTTGAATAGTCCTCATCAAAGAACGTACACCAGAGTCTGATAAGAAAATAACATCAGTACCAATGCTCTGAATTGAGTCTCTAGCAATACATCCAATTGACCCTACTGTGTCACTTAACTGAAGCGTTGCAGGAGTTGTTGCACCAGAGTAAACAAGAATCTGACGCTTGCCAAAGATAAACAAGAAATCATTGTGAGCCGCCAAGCCCATCACTTCATCAGAACCATTAGGCCATACCCTAGAAACATCTAAAGTACCAGTAGTGCCACCACCCCACACATGACCTGCAATCAGATCAGAGAAGGTAATCGTAACCTTGTCAGTTGTAGTATTAGCAACCCACAAGCGACCAAATGCAGAAATGCAAATGTTTGCTGAAGGAACTGTTCCTACATAACCAGTTTTCTCTGAAACTCTACGATAAGTAGTAGTACTTACAGCAGGGTCAAATATGAGAGGATCGTGTCCTGATTGGAAGAAATAAGTAATCCCATTCAAAGAAGCACAATGCCAGTTATTAGCAGTAATAGTAGGAGCGCTACCACCACCTCCATAGGTCAACTCAGTAACAGCATTGGAAGTACCAAGTTTGAATAACTTATTGTTGCCAGAAAACAACACAGTTAAAGTGCCATCAATTTGCACTAACTCATGGATTACAGCTACATCATTAGCACCAAGATTACCAGAAGAGGAGTTAACCCTAGTCCAACCTTTTCTTGAGCCAATACGACCATATTGGTCAATCACGCAATTAGTGGCAACCAAAGCAAAACCAGAAGACAAATCCAATGGAGAGTCTTGCGTATTCAGGCCATAAAAGCCTGGTGCGCTTATGCTATTACTTTGTAGTGGAGCTGCCATTAGACCGCCACAAAGTTGTCTTCAGGGTAACGAGTGCTTTCCAACGCAATAGCATCAGATAGCATTCCACGGAACAAAGCATAAGCCTCTGAACTTGCCGTACCGCCATCTTCACCACGTTCAATCAAAGCACGAGCATAAGCACTCTGAGTCACCAAATAGTCTAATACCTTTACAGATGTGCCATCAGCAGACAAAGCCGCTTGTGGGATGGTCAAATCAAACAACAGAGTAAAAGCACCAGAAGGAACAGGAAACAAGTCTACTTTTGTGTCTCCACTACCATCCACACCGCTAAAGCAGAACTCTGATGGAATAGACTGTGAAGGTGCGCCAAGGTTCAATTTGCGGTTCATGTCCACAAACTCAATGTTCCGAAGACCAATTAAACTTGTTGTGTTAAGCGCATCATTGATACGGAACTTCTGTCCCGCACCTGTCAAAGCATAAGAACTCGTGCCAGCAGTAGTCGTTACTGTGATTGCTTGAGTAAGACAATTCCAGTTGTAAGAGTCTTCAATCTGTCTCTTAGCATCATTGACAAACTTGCCGATCAAAGCAGAATAGTTAGTCTCTGAAACAGTTGAAACATTTGTCTCACGCAATCGTGTCAATACATCGTTGACAAGCTCTAAGTAGGTCATGTTCTTTGCGCTCCTGAAACCTCAAATGTGGCAATAAAACTAAAGGTACTTGCACTTTGAGTAGTAATTTGAATCTTATCGCCTTCTTCTAAAACAATATAAGCATTGCCATCAAACTGAAGATATGCTTTGGATGTAAAGTCGTAATTTGTCAGAATGTCATAGGTAGTAGCAGTGCTTGAGTCATACCATTGAACAGTAATATGCTTTGTAGATCCACCTGTGTTGTGGATGTACATGACAGTAAATTTGGCGTAGTAACCCGTAGGAACTGTATAAACAGTAGTCAATACTGCCGCAGTAGGGCTAACTCCAACAGATACTGGTCTCATTTGTTCCTCTTAGAGATCGCTTTAGCTTTTGCTTTGGCGTCTTCCTTGGACGTTGCGCCCCAAGCTCTAAGAGAAAGTAAAAGTCGGGTAGGCTTTCCATCTTTCATCTCAGCGCCAGGCATATTGCCCATTCTAGATAAAAAGGAGGCCCTTGCAGGGTTGTCACCTGATGACAATGGTGACCTTAATTTGCCACCAGTTTCTTTATTATACGATGCTCTTCCCTTGGCATTCAAGCCCCCTTTCGGGTTTTGGCCTTCTTTTCTTTGCCAAGCAGGAGATTTCATTTCTTTTTCCTAGCTTGGGATAAAGCAATGGCGAGGGCTTGTTTTGGCTTTTTTACAACAGGGCCACCCTTGCCAGAGTGAAGCGTTCCCGCCTTGTACTCTCGCATGACAGAACTAATCTTCTTTTCTGCCTTGGTCTTTTTCATTTACCACGACCTGATTTCTTCATCATGTTAGTAGCAGTACGACCACCACGGGTAGGCATAGCTTTAGGCTTACCAATAGCAATCATTACAGTAACAGGCATAGATTTCTTCTTGCCATACTCTTTGGCTTCTTTCTCGCCTTTTTCTGTGTATGGGAATTTCTTGTTTCCAACTTGCGGCATATATTTCCTATCGAACTAGCTTGGTTGCAACAAAAGAAATGATACCGCCTACTATAGAAGCAATAGCCATTCCAACGAAAAAGCCACCTTTAGACTTGTTTGCCATCTCAAGCAGTAATTTAATATCTTGGCGAAGTCCATGGACTTCTGCTTGTAGAGCCTCAACTTGGGCTTCTAGCTTACCAAATTCCCTTGGATCAATTTCCGACATTTGCAACCTCTTTTTTTGGTCTTCCACCACGGGATTTAGGTTTATCTTCTACTTCCTTTGGAGTTTCCTCAACAAGAACGTATCCTTCGTGACCTTTCATGCTATCAATATCATGCTGATAGGTGAAAGTTATCTCAGTACCCGACTGTAAACATCTAAAAGTAGCCATAAAAAACTCCAAAAAAAGGGGGGTATTAGCCCCCTTTAAATTAGACCAAACGAACCACAACGCACTTAATTGTTGTGCTTGCCAAGTCCACAGTAGCGGTACTTTCGTTTTGGAAACGAATTGAGACAGTATTTGCCGCTGAAACATAAGGCGTGATGGAGAGGCCAGAGACATCCACACCCATACTTACGTTCATCACAATATCGCCCAAAGCAACGCCTGGAACTGTAATTGTGTTTGTCTCACCTGCGCCATCTACCAAAGATGAAGCGTTTAGTGTTGCTGTTACAGACCAAGTATCCGAAAAAAGACCTCGGAATTGGTCAGTTCCCCTACGGGAAACTACTGCTGTTGCTGCTGCCATAATAAATCTCCTTGATGTAAAAAATCCCCCCACCGATTAAGGCGAGGGGAAAAGGCAACTATTAGGCTGGAACTGCTAACGCAAATGCGCTAGAAGACAAAGCTGCACCAGTTGTGGCGGCTGTACGCATGGCTTTTACACCATACAGAGTGTCAGATGTAAACAGAGTAGCGAGGTACTCTTGTTTGTACTGAGTCTGTGAACGAACACCAACTTGCTCAACCAGAACCATAGAGTCCTTGTGACCCATCAAGCAGATACGATCTGTTGCAGTATTACCTGCGCCAGTATCAGCATTGCTAGATGTGAACACGGGGATACCATACAGTTGACCGATTTCACCAGTACGGATTGCGTTACCATTACCCACAAAAGCCTGTTCTGTATAACGGGAAAGACCCATCAACGTATTGCGGCTTGAAGGAGGAATGATGAAGAAACGACCATCCATAGGAGTGTCATTGTCATCCAAACGCTGAATCGTGCGACGAATAGCGGCATCAGTCAACGCAGAAGCATTGGAAGATGTGCTGTTGTAAGCAGTAGTACCATCACCGCCAATAAAGGCTTTGGTGGATGTATTGCTTGTTGCGTAGTCGTTAGTACCGACAGTTGCACCATTGAAAGCACGACCCAATTGGATCAAGTCGGTATCAACTTGTTTAGCCAAAGCGTAACCAGCATCGGCAGTATAAAACTGACGCAAACTGTTCAATGCTTGTGCTTCAACAATGTCCTCAATGAAACGTGAGTACTCATAGTGCTTGTTAATCAAGACTTGAACTTCTGTCTCAGTATCGGCAATCAGAGTCACAGCAGTAGATGCCGCTTTTGCTGATGCGTTACCACGAGTAGGAGCTGGAATGTGAACTGTGTCACCCTTCTTGCCCTTGAAGTTCATCTTCATTACGATGTTAGCCAAAACAAGGTTTTTCTTGTATGCGGCTACGATTTCATCTGACCAGATTTCTGGGATGAATTTGTCTGCGGTTGTTACTGTAACCGCTGGTGTTGGATATGCCATGATTAAATCTCCTAAAGTTTAACGAACTCGACCTTCTGAGTATGCTGCCATAATTTCTTGACTTAAAGCATCATAACGATCTGGGTCTTGCATTTTGAGCCGAATAAGGTCTGCCCTTCTGTATACCCTCTTTGATGATTCACCAGAACCACCTACATCAACACCTACTGCTTTTAAGTTCTGTTTGCGAGTTACCTCGCCCTCATTACTTGTTTGCTTCTGTTTAACAGAACGTAGCTGTTTATAGGTAGATAGCAATTCATTGGCTGAGTCGTAATCATATCCAGAATCGGCTTGCTCGAAGATTTTAATGCGAATAGGGCTAGATTTCACCCAATTTGCAAAGTCCTGATCTTTGGCAATGTCTCCAAAGTCGGGATGCTCTTGCGCTAACCTTTGCTGAATCTGTGACCTTTTCATTTCTAGCGTTACTTGTCGTGCCGCTAGGATGTCTGGGTGATTATCAACAGTCTTTTGAACTGCCTTCTGTGGATTCTCAAAGAAATCTACTTCAGGCTCTTCCTGTCTAGTCTGTTGTTGTCGTGAACCAAGGTTCTGTTTGATAAGTTCATCGGCTAACTTTCTAACCTCGCCTACTTCCTGTGCTTGCTTTCCAATTAGCTTTTCAGCCTCTTGGTGCATCTTCACAATCTCGTCTAAACTTTTTTCCCTGTATTTCTCAGGAAGTTCATTCTTTTGCGAAATCTTCTGTTCTTCGATCTCTAACTCACCCAACTCTTCTTTGTCATCATCAACTAACATACTTTTTTCCTTTTCCTGCCGTTAATCGGTTGTAGGAGATTCAACTCGGCATAATTGCTTATGAGTTGATTTTGCGTTCAGTTTTTAACTTGTCTAAGTGGCTTTTCTCGAACTTTCCATGCGCTGATGGAAACGCTCCAGACCACCCTTCTAAGCGAAAAGCTGGCGCTGAGAGAATGCGATGAGAATCCTCACCACACTCACACTTCAGACTTGTTGCCTCATAATCAACAAATCTTTCTGTCTTATGCCCGTTTATACAGGCAAATTCATACATTCTTCTCATTTAAGTCCTCAAATGCTCTTTCGCTGACTTGTTTTAAGTTCTTCAGCCAAATAAGGATTGAATACTCACCTTTTCTGAATTGTAGACTTTTTTCATCTGCAATCGTTGCAATATTATTCAAAGGCTCTATCATTTTGTCAATATCTTCCATTAAATCTATCCATCCTTGAGTCGACATCATGTCAAATCGAGCGTCATAATACTTTTGTAGTTCAGGTGTCATGTCATCCATTCTTTATTGGCAAGTAATCTGGGATCATTGGGTTTGAATTTTAAAGCCTCATCAAGCTCTTGCTTTGCCTTATCCTTATACCCAAGATGCCAAGCGGCAATACTGCAAAGGTCGTGTGGTTTGTCAGACCATGCAGAGGGGTCCATTGTGTAGACCTCCAACTTTTCTTTAATTTTCAATGCCCTGTTTGCCGCAAAATAACAAGTCTCCCAATCGTTAGTGTTGTAGCAGAACATGGCGTAATCTACCCAAGGCTCACGGGTGTTAGCCTCCTCAAGACAAGCGCCTTGATACCATTTCTCAGCCTCTTTGATCTCACCAAGGCTTTCGTGTGACTTGCCCAAAAGCCTCATGGCATAGCACCGCTCATGGCTCCAAACAGCTTGTGGCATTGTCAGGTACTTTTTGAGCGCAGGGATAGCCTCTTTCCATTGACAATAAAACGTCAATTCTCTAGCGTAGTAAAAAGCATTGCGGTGGCAATATGGGTCCTCTTTGACCGCAAGTTCTAACAAAGGTAAATACTGACTTCTTGACTTTGTTTCATCAGGGTGATGACTTACCAACAACATATCGGTATGTGCGTACACCTCTGGAATTCTGTTATCAGCACGAATGTACTCATGGATTGGGTGATGCCAATGGTAGCCATAGCGATGATGGATTTTCTCGCTATAAAACATAACGCCATTGCTCCAATCAAACTTATATCGCATACGGGTTGTATCTGTTTTCCATACCCGTTCTATCTCTTTTCTCCATCCTGGCTCTAGCACTTCGTCTAAATCAAGAGATATACAAATATCAATGTCAGATGGAAGTAAGGCAAGTGCGGCATCTCTGGCTTTGTCAAAGCGCCAAGGTTTTACGCATATATCAAACACTCTAGCGCCAGCATTCATTGCTTGCTGAACAGTATCATCAGTTGAGCCTGTGTCAGCAATGACAATCAAATCAGCATCTTTGGCTGAATCACAAAACCGTTTAACGAAATGCGCTTCGTTTTTGCTAATGGCGTAGACAGCTATTTTCATTTTGCTTCCAATGGCGGAAAGCCAAAGAAAGCTCTGGCTTCTGCGTTTGAGTCAAACCAACTCCACCCGTCTGTTGGGTAGGTGTGCTGATCTTTTGTTTCGCGGCGCAATTCGTAATTGGCGTTCAGCACAAAGTTTGGGCCAAACAGCAAATCGCCATCGAGTTTGTAAAAGCCTGATGTGTCGTCCATGTTTTTATCCTGTTACTGTCCAGCCTTTAAGCGTTGCAATAGTTGGGTCGTCTGTTGCTGCGCCGTAGTTTCCAGTGACTGTAATAGTCTGTCCGACTGCCACGGGCAGGTTAGTGTAAATCTCATTTAACGCAGTAGCTGACAGTTTGCAGCTTGCAACGCTAAACGTGAAGTTAAAGTTTTTTGCTTGAATGCGTGACAAAGAGTTGCAAGAGCCAAATATAGTGTTGAAGTTTCCTGACGATGTAACTGCGGTTGTTGTTAAAGCGGGTATTTCGGCAACGCTGTTGCAACTGTTAAACATGAAACTCATGTTTGTTACAGCAGCAGTATTAAATAACGGTAGTGTCTGTAGGCTAGAGCAACCACTAAACATACCGCTCATGTCTGTAACAGAAACAGTGTTAAATAACGGTACGGTCTGTAGGCTAGAGCAATTTTGAAACATACTAGTCATAAACACAACAGAAGAAGTGTTAAATAACGGAACTGTTTGAAAACTGGAGCAACTGCTAAACATAGCTGTCATATCTGTTACAGCAGCAGTGTTAAATAAAGGTACAGTTTGAAGACTGGGGCAGCTCTGAAACATTTGCTGCATTAGTGTTACAGCAGCAGTATTAAATAACGGTAGTGTCTGTAGGCTAGAGCAACTGTTAAACATACTGCTCATGTTTGTCACGGCAGCAGTGTTAAATAAAGGTACAGTTTGAAGGCTAGAGCAACTGTTAAACATACTGCTCATGCTCGTAACGGCTGCGGTGTTAAACAGGGGTGCTGTTTGTAGGTTACGGCAACCGTTAAACATCTGGACCATGCTCGTTACAGCAGCAGTGTTAAACAAAGGTGCTGTCTGTAAGCTTGAATTATTCTCAAACATCTGGTCCATGTTTGTCACGGCAGCAGTGTTAAATAACGGTACAATTTGTAAGCTAGAGCAACTGTTAAACATACTGCTCATGTTTAATACAGTTGTAATCGTGCTGGCAATTTCTACGTTTTGTAGTTCGCGTAAATTTCTAAATAAAGCGGAAAAAGATGTAATTGACCCTAACTCATTTAGCCTTACACGTTCAATATAGTTGTGGCGAACTGTGGTAGACGAAGCCCCCAATGTTAATGTTGTAATGGTTGACGCTGCATAAGCCAAATCTAACCAACCTGTAACATATCCGTTAGCCAATCCTGATTGGTTGTGTTTTACAAACAAGTTGATGCTTGTCAGGTTGTTTGCTGCTTGTGGAGTTATTGTTACCGTTGCAATTCTGTACGGCAATAGCTGACCTGTACCATCATTGGTTAGCGTTAAAGCAGCGCCGCCCACAGTGGCTGCGACTTGAAATGTGTTGGTTGTGGCGTTAATGACAAAGTAAAACTGAGCGTTGACAATGCCCGTGGTCGTGGTAATGTTAAAAAACTGAACTTGCATACCGTTTGTGTAGCCGTGGGCTGTACGGGTAACAAGGTCGCCAACATCAGTAAACGTCACGGGAGCCTCTGTGCCCACCAGCGAAGCAGCCGAATAGCTGTACTCGTAGTTGGCCTGTACACCAGAAGCAAAGTTTGTTGTTGTCCCGTCACCAAAGTCAACGGTGTACGCCGCAGACACGGTCAACGCTATGAAGTTAGCCCCATCAGGCCACACGGCGTAAAGACCACGCACTCTGTTGTCTCCGCTGTTGGCTTCACAAACAGGCCAGCTTGGGTTTCTTCTCCAAGGCGCAACAGACGGAAACGTCTTGGCCGCAACGTCAGTGTTGTTGCTGGCGTTGTTGTTTAAAAAGCGTACTGACATTACGACACCTCAGAGCCAAACAATCCAAACGCTACGTTAGCCGTCCCCGCATAGACCGTCACCACATCCGTAGTAGCAAGCGATATCCCAAGCGTTAAAAACACCGCAGAACCAGCGTTGATGGCTGAGTCGTAGACGATGTAGTGTTGGTTAGCAAGCGTTGCGCCAGCAGGTCGTACAGCTACACGAAAAGTGGTAGAAACGCCAATGTTGGCAACGGACAGCGTAGAGCAAACTGCGCTGGTTGACGCTGGCACTGTGTACAGTGTTGTGTTTGTTGTTGCAGCAGGGTTTGATTGACCCAATACTTTGTAAGCCGTTGCCATATCAAGCCCCCATCAAAAGAAATGTTTGTTCAAAGCCGACAGTGCCGCCACCACCACCGCCAGTAACAGCAACTGTAACATCCCCACCCGTGTTTGTCGCTGTAACTCCTGTACCTGTGAAGTTTAAACTAGTTAATGCAGTAGTAAGTGTTGAACCTTCATCTTGAACGGTAATGCTTGGGCCAGTAGGACCCGTAGGTCCAGTAGGACCAGTCAATCCCGTGGATCCTGTCGGTCCTGTAGGTCCTGTCAAACCAGTTGCACCTGTCGGCCCAGTAGGTCCTTCTGCGCCCGTAAGACCTGTTGCTCCTGTAGGCCCAGTTGGTCCGGTCAAGCCTGTTGCCCCTGTTGGCCCTGTCGGACCCGCCGCACCAGTATCACCAGTCGGGCCAGTCGGACCTGTGAGGCCAGTTGCACCCGTCAGACCCGTAGCGCCAGTAGGACCGGTTGGCCCAATAGAACCAGTTGGTCCGGTAGAACCTGTTAAACCCGTTGCCCCAGTTGGACCAGTTGGGCCAGCGACCCCAGTAGCACCCGTAGGACCAGTTGGACCTATCGCTCCAGTATCTCCAGTCGGTCCTGTTGGACCTGTAAGACCTGTAGCCCCAGTCGGTCCAGTAGCACCTGTCAGTCCTGTAGCACCTGTGGGACCTGTCGGCCCAGTCAAACCTGTTGCTCCCGTAGGACCTGTTGGACCAACAACTGTTGAATCTGCTCCTGTGGGTCCTGTTGGTCCTGTTGCACCTGTTGGACCCGTAGGACCTACTACTGTTGAGGCAGCTCCCGTTGGTCCGGTGGGTCCGGTGGGTCCGGTGGGGCCAGTTGGTCCTGTCGGGCCAGTAGCGTAAGGCAAAGAATTCCAATTGCTTGTGCCATCACCAATCTTGAACTTATCCGTGTCAAGCTCAACACCAAGCTCACCCTCTGCTAATAAAGGGTTAACCGAAGTCCATGTTGCGGCTGTTCCTCTGCGAATTTGAATTTGAACTGTCATTACACACCACCTGCATCTATTGGGTTAACTCCGCCGTACACGCTGTTGGGATACCCGCCATCAAGATTAAGCAAACCTGCGCCAGCCGCACCTGTTGGTCCTATTGCACCTGTTGGCCCTGTAGAACCTGTTGGACCTTGATTACCCGTTGGACCTGTTGGCCCTTGAATACCTTGTATGCCTTGGATACCTTGGATACCCTGTGGTCCAGTAGGACCGATATTACCTTGTGGCCCAGTCGGACCGGTTAATCCTGTTGCTCCAGTAGCACCTGTAGGACCGATAGCTCCTGTAGGTCCTATCATACCAGTTGGACCGGTTGGCCCAATAGAACCGGCAGGGCCAACATCCCCTGTTGGACCAGTTGGTCCGGTTAATCCCGTATTACCAGTAGTACCTGTTGCGCCAGTTGGACCAATAGCGCCTGTAGAACCAGTTGAGCCAGTTGGTCCCGTTGGACCTACAGCACCTGCCGGACCAGTTGCGCCAGTAAGACCTGTAGCACCCGTTGGTCCAGTTGGTCCAACTAACTGACCAGCATCTGTCCAAGATGTTCCGTTCCAAACATACAAATTTCCTGTGGATTCAACAATATAAGCATCACCAGCCGTATTTCCTGATGATGGTAAATCTCCAACTGTAGCAACAGCACCTTTAATTATGATGCCTTGCCCTTGTGGACCAGTAGGACCAGTTGGGCCACTTGTTCCCGTAGGACCAGTTGCTCCTGTATTACCTGTTGGACCAGTTGGTCCAGTAAGTCCGGTAGAACCCGTGGCTCCTGTGGGGCCTGTAGCACCAGTCAAACCTGTAGCACCAGTTAGACCAGTTGCCCCTGTTAAGCCGGTAGCTCCTGTAGGTCCGGTTGGTCCAGTTAATCCAGTAGAGCCAGTAGGTCCAGTAGCACCGGTTAGACCAGTCGCTCCGGTAGGACCTGTAGGTCCAACAGCTCCAGTCGGGCCTTGGATACCTTGATCACCCTGTATACCTTGTATGCCTTGAACGCCTTGTGGACCTGTTGGTCCTTGTATACCTTGCAAACCTTGAGGGCCTGTCGGACCTTGAATTCCTGTAGCTCCAGTAGGTCCAATCTGTCCAGTAGCACCAGTTGGTCCAGTCAGACCAGTAGTGCCAGTTGGTCCGGTTGGTCCTTGTGCGCCTGTCAAACCAGAAGCGCCACGCTCACCTACAACTTCACCTACGTTAGTAATAGTGCCGTCAGAAAATGTCAGAA